TATTACAACTCATCGACTAAAGTACCATGCCTCTGCTTCGGATTTGTTTTCGGAGTCCACTGTATAGGTTGTGTTTAATTGTTGAATCAACGCCTCTAAAACACGAATTAATTCATTAAAGTTCTGAGCTTCATACTCAGGTGTCGGATCAGGAAATCTTTGTAGTGTTAATTTTGCCATTATCTTCTACCATCGGGTTGTATATCAAAACGCATTGTTCCTAGTCGCCAAGCTGTGCCTGTTGTGTTGGATACAATATTCGCTGTAAATTGTCTTCCTCTTCCTCGTAAGTCTACTTTTTCTGTGCCAGAGGTAAAGCTTGTTGATTTAGTGACTGCATTCGCATCATTCGGATATCGTAAAAATTCAAAGTCTAAATTAAGTGTACCACTTTGATTTTGAACATCAGGTATTAATTTAGAGACAAAAGAAAAATCATCTCCTTGTCCTATTTGAACGGCACCTGATTTTAAGTAAGCTTCCATTGCTTGTCCGTCTGCATCAGTTCCTTGTTCGTGTAAATAGATTTGTGTTGCACCTGAAGTTAGTCCTAAAATTGTTTCGTTGTTCGCAGTTGTATTACCTAGATATTGTGTTCCAATAGGATTATCATACGTCTCTCGATCTATCCAAGATGTACGAGCCAAGGTTCCTGTCCACCATGTTTGTTCTTGATAGTTAAAGGCTACGACTGCATTGATTTGATCCGAGCCTGTTCTAGCGTAAAACCAAAGAATTTCATTAAACTCACCGTTATGCCCTGCAAAAGCATTCTCGGAAGCTGTTTGATTTAAATTATTAAAAACAAATTGTTCCACGGTACAGGGTAATTTTTTCACCGAACCATCAAACAAATAGAAAGAATCTTGTGACATCCAAAAGCTATTACCGTTTAAATCAATGCCTGCATGCTGACCAATAATTCCACAGTTCTGACCGAGTTGTCGTAGACCAAAAGTAAAAGGGGGACCAATAAACTGTAAAGAGTGAAGAGAAGTATCTGTCCAAACTAATGTTTGACCTCTTGAACGTTCAGCAGCAATGATCCGTGATCCGTCGGCAATCCTTAGTGAACCTGCGGTATTTTCTGCGGTAGGAGTATAATTGTTAATATTTTCTTGATCCGAGAATCGAAGAAATAAATCATCTTGTTTTGCAGGATCACCTATAATGGTTTCTGTTCCAAATAAAATTAAATGTCTGTCTGGTGAGGAAACTAAACTGAGTCGTGAAGTTGTCGGAGCGTTCGCTACAATCGCAGCTCTAGTAGATACACCAGCAGAGGTATCCCAACGATAGGTACCACCATTTAAAACAGTCGCAATTAAATCTTCACCGAAGTTATCGAGTGACCATTGTCTTGCTTCAAGTGTAACCTCAGATACTGTCGAAGGTTCTCCCCAACCCCCTAAACCATAACCATCGGTTCCCCAACCATAAGCAGAAGTCGAGAAGCTAGGGCCAGGATTAATTTGATATTCTGCATTACCTGTCCCACCACCCCCTGCGGTAGAACCACTAGCAGTCGAAGTATGAGTCACTGTATAAGCTGAAGTATTAACAACGGAAGTCACTTCAAATTCTTGATTCATATCGAGTCCGTCAATCGTAGAAAAAGAATCAAAGGTCACAAAGCTACCTGCTATACAGCCATGACCTGCATCGGTGACTAAGACAGTGGCTGTACCATTCGTGGTAAAAGGATCAGTTAAAGCTTCGGTTGCTCGAATCGGAGTAATATCAAAAATTAATCCTTCTTCGTAAACATATAATTTTCGATCAGTGCCAAAGGCATCATATCTCGTGCCATCTAACGAAATCCAAGCATGCTGATCTCGTACTACACCGACAATGGTGGTTTCAACAAACTTGTCCCAACCTTTGATTTTTTGAGGAAGGCCATTAAAAAAGCGTACATTATCCGAGTCAACCCATTGTCCTTGACCCGTGTAATCGGTAACTTCTTTATTAATGCCTGGTTTTATTGTAAAATTAGTAAGTGGCATGACGCCTACTTTACATCATCTTTTTTAGCAAATAAAGAGCCAACATGACCTTTAAAAGCTCTATTTCCAAAGTGTGTTAAAGGCATCGCTATATCAGCCCATATATCTCCACCACATTCTAACCATAATCGAGAGAAGTAATAATCTTCTGATAAGTATCTTTTCTTTCCTGGACTTGTTTCGTAAATACCTGCACAGAATAAATCATAGCAGTTATCAGAACTAAAGTGCTTTCCATTAATAATTTGATCGGATTGATATTTACGCTCTGGAAATTTTTTCATCATGGTGCGAAAGACTTCTCTTTTGACGAGCATCATCCCTGTTGCTGCTTCTTGTACTTTACAAAAACCATCTTCCATTTTGACATTCATTGGATCATCAAAGTTTAAATTATACCCTAGTGTCTTTACTTCTAATTCTTCAGGAGTGATATTGGGATTTGCTTTCATTAATTCTGGTATCTTTTCAAAATGAATATGTTTTCTTGGATAAATACCACAGACTACATCCTTATCAAAACAAAGCATGCGTTCTATATTTTGAGCTTGAAAGCCAATATCCGAATCAATAAATAATAAGTGAGTCGCTACATAGTCGGTAGCATCCATCATCATGGAAACAATGGTATTTCTTGCTCGGGTAATTAAACTTTCATTACCCATGGATTGCATCCGTAATCCTACACCACGAGCCATGGACCATTGTTGTAATTGTAATAATCCGTGCATGGTGTTCTCGGTTAACATTCCACCGTACATTGGCATTCCTAAGAATATTTTAAAATTCTTATCTTTGAGTTCTTCTGGTTTGATCATTATTGTACCTTCTTAAAATTTCCTAACTTCTTTTATACTGATTAATAAAAAGATGTCTAGTGTCTTGAAATAACTTAGGAAGGTTTCGTAGGCCATACCACATCATCTGGATTAGATGTAGATGAGGGTAAATCTCTAAGTTGTTGTCTATAGGTACTCATCTCAGTTGTCATCGTGACATCTGATAGAGCATAAAAATCTGTTTTTGCTAGGAGTTCATTTCTTGTATTACGAATATTACTCCATTTTTGCGCATCCGTTAAAGTAACAACAGGTGCATCATAAGAAGAACCATTCCAAGTATCTCCAATATTTCCTGTGTGGTCAGTAGCAATTACTTGACCTTCACCTGTAACAAAAGAAGGAATATTATTAATATCATCTACTTCGACAACATTTTCTACGACATTAGTTGTTGAATTTAAAATACATACTTTCATTTTATTGATACTCCATAATTACGACTATTCCATTACCACCAGTACCACCAGTACGATCAGAAGTCTGGTTTACAGATGTAGAGCCAGAACCACCTCCGCCTTGAGAACCATTATTACCATTAGTACTACCACCAGCATTAGTTTGGTATATACGAGTTCCACCACCTCCCCAAAAGGAGTTCCCACCTTGACTAGCTTGACAGCCACCACCGGTCGTAGTACTTGATGCTACTTGATCAAGACCCAAAGCTGGACTTTGACCTGTAACATTTACATCTCCCCCCGAAGCTGAACCTCCATTACCGCTGAAACCAACGTTGCTACCATCTGTGGTAACAGAAGCACCTCCAGTACCGCCATTTCCTGTCAAGGTTGCTCCTGTTCCAGCAGGATTAAAAGTTGTATTACCTCCAGTACCACCATCTGCACCAGATAAACCAGCTGAACCTGTTCCACCAGAACCAATAGTTATTGCAGCAGTAGCACCCATTTCTGTCGCATCGTAAACCTTTATAGCTGTACCACCTCCACCACCAGAACCTCCAGCTATTCGGCCACTAGAATCATTTTGTCTAGAGCCTCCACCTCCACCACCAGCACCAGTGCAATATACTAAAAAGAATTTAGTACCTGAAGTAGGTGTGTATGTAGAAGTAGAAGTTACAACGACCATATTAACATCGGTAACCCCACCAGCGTCTCCAAATTCTAGAGCAGTTCCACCAGAATTTACTTTTAAAACTTGATCAGCAGATCCGATAGAAGTTAATCCTGTACCACCTTTTGTTGTGGGCACAGTGGGTAATCTGTCAGCAGAAAGTGTTCCCGAAGAAACATTAGAAGCGTTAATTGCAGAAATACCTGAACCAGGTCCTGTGATAGTACTAGTTGTATCGAGTGTTCCTGTAATTGTTGTTGATACTAAATTCGCCATTTGTTTTACCTATCTCTTTTTTAACATATCTAAGTCTTTTTTCAAATCCTTAATCGCATGTAAAAGATACACTGCGAGTTTAGTATATTTAATACCTTCAGGATTTCCATCTTTTAGATGCACCAATTCAGGTGCGATTTTGTAGACTTCCTCAGCGATTAATCCTACTTCATTTTTTTGACTACCATCTTTCCTGTCATAAATCACAGGATCCATGGATAGAATAGCCTCGGTTGTTGAATCAAGGCTACGAATATTTTCTTTATAGGCAATACTTGAGGTTTCCACCACCGTACCTGCGGTCATTGTACCTGTCACGGTTACGTTAGCAGAAGCAGTTACATTGTCTGTTAAAGTGGTTGTTCCTGTAACTGTTAAGTTGCCTGATAAAGTGACATCCTCTAATGCTAGATCAGAGAAAATGTTTTTGACATTATAATTAGATGCACCATCACAGTATAAGTAAGAATAAGAACCTTGAGTAACTGCTACACCATTGGCATCATGTCCTGTCGCTGCAACCGTAACTGAAAAGGCACCCGATGTATTATTATAGACAACATAATTATTTTCTACAGCAGGAATAAAAACATAAATATTTCCTGTGAGTGTTCCGTTTAAATCAATTACTTTATTAGAAGCTTCCGCAGTGGGATCGGCA